AGCTTGAATCTGCGGTAGGGACTTTTAGTATTTCCTTAGTCATCTTGTCCCTCTCTTATTGTCTCAATTAGTTCATCTATGTAAAACGGTGCTGCCAAAATCTCAAGGACTGTTCTGGTAGCTGCCTCGGCTTTGAGTGCGGTTATGATGCGCTCACGCTCTGCAATAACGCCAGCGTCGTAGATATCTTTTAAGTCTTGATTATTCATCATGCGCCTAGCTCCTTTAAATCTTTATTCTATCTTATATGTATCTGTACCTAATTACCCAAGTTTTTGTGGTGAATGCTCCAAGAAGTTTTAAGGATGAGGAAAATCTTGAGCCGTGCAGGAGGCAAGCTGCTTTGTGAACTAGCCATCCGCCTAGGGAGTTTATCCAAGTAGATAGAAATATTGGCTGGTTGGCACTACGTGGGGTCTCTCTTGGGACCATTCGGCTACCAAGGCTGTAGCCCATTACAAAAATGTAAATGCACTCAAGGGCAATCACTAGCCAAATCTCAAAGAAAAAGATAACGCTGGGACGAGGCTTTTTGGCGGAGGGGATATGTATGTGAGTCATTAGCCAGCTCCTCTGTAGATTGTAAACAGACCCTAGTCGTGCGAGGCATGGCTAGGTTTTGGGGGATTGGTTAGCGGTTGCCCCACTGTGCTTGCAGAACCTTAAACTCAGGGGTCGCGTGATAAGCAGTCTCGGCTTTTTTATTTGCCTGACTAGCCAAGTTATACGCCTGCCTTGCAGCTTCTAAAACTTTTGATGCTTCCTCGAAGGCCTCAGATGCGCGTACATAAAGTATGCACTCTCGAGTTTTGAGAGCTGCTGTTCTTTCTTTCTCCGTGGCCATTAGGAATCCTTTTCTTGTTGGGTGGACTGGGGGGTGCTCTTCACCCAAGCGAAGAACGCCTCTCGCACTGCTATTGTTTCGGGGGTGTCTCGGTGCGCAAGGCTTTCGGCTTCTAAAGCTTGTTGGTATGCCTCGTAAAGTTCCTGCTCGGTCACTAGTCCATCCTTATCTGGCTGCCGTAGGTTGCCTCTGCGTGCTTGAGCCTAGCGTCGATAATCGGCAAGTAGTCCTCAGTCATTTCTATCCCGATAAAGTCGAAGCCGTTTAGGATTGCCGCTTTGCCCGTTGAGCCTGAACCAGTGAATGGGTCTAAGACTGTGCCGTTAGGTGGGGTTACCAGCTTCACTAGGTATTCCATCAGTGCGGTTGGTTTGACGGTCGGGTGAAAGTTCTGGCGAGCCGAGCCACTTGTGCCAGCGTAAGCGTTTGCTTTATCTGAGCCGTCATCGTGCTTCATTACCAAACCAGCCGAGCCTTCCTTTCTGCCCGTCATTTCTGAGGCTGTCCTTGCTTCCAGTTCCTCTAGCCCTTCATTCCTGTCACGCTTTGAGGCTTTTGCTACATAGAAGAAACGTGATGCGTCGCTCTGTTCATCTAGTAACCCTGCCGTGTGTTCGTCAAGGATTATGTTTGCGGGCCACCTGCCTGTAGCCGTAGAGCTAACATCTTTTGGTTGCCAGTCATCGTCGTGCATTACCTCTAAAGACGACATTCCTTTTGTAGTTCTTACCTCTGTCCCAATCCTTGAGCCGTCTATGTTCAGCGCCCCTGTGCCGTGTGTGAGGACATTGTGAGCGACTGTCCCGATTAGTGGCTTTCGGGCTACGATTATGGGTTCGTGGGCTGGCTTGAGTGCTGTTCCCCAGCCGTTCCATTGTTTGGCTTCATCGGTGGCTGGTGCGGTTATGTCAATTTCTTTAGGTACGCCACCGTAAGCACCAGCGGCGGTGTCAGTTCTTTCTTCTGCGTTTTTAATACCTTTTGGGCTTGCCATTTTTGTCCCAACAACTTCACGCTTTGCCCCTGCCGCTTTGTCAATCGCCTTGCTGACGTTTAGAGATTTCGGGAAACCCGACCCATAAAGCCAAGCAATGTTGTCTCGGATTTCAAAGCCAGCATCTTCAATCGCAACGGCTACTCGGTGAAAAGTCCGAGTGCCACCGAATGAAAGCAAGTGACCGCCTGGCTTCAGAACTCTTAGGCACTCAGTCCATAGCTCAACCGAGTAGGCAATCCCTGAGCTGTCCCACCCTTTGCCCATAAAGCCAAGCTCATAGGGTGGGTCGGTCACGATTGAGTCAACCGAGTTATCTGGCAGGGTGGGCAAGACGTCTAAGTTGTTGCCGTGTAAAATTGTGTAGGTCATCGCTTTAGGCCCTCTAATAAGTAAAGAATGTAGTCAGTGGTCACGCTTGGGTTCTTACTTATGTTATCTAGTAGTAAGTTAATCATTCTCTGTTCGCCTTGCTTGCGGTATGTTTCGCGAACATCTTCAGCGTGTGAGACGACTGATGCCTCGGTTGACATCTGTTGGGGGTCTAGCTCAGGCATTGTCTCTCTTAGTCTTCCCGTAGTTAGGATTAGCTTTCCCAGCGTTTCTGCTGAAATCTTCTTGGGCTATGTTCGCAGCTCTGAGCACATCTCTGTAGTAAACAAACTGAAGCAAGCCCTCTGGAACAAGCCAGCCCTTTTCCACATACCTGTTGAGTTTATGCATGCTGATTTCGCCATAGCGAGCTGCTTCTTCGAGTGGCATCCGTGGGCCTTTTGTCATTTTGTATCTCCTGTTATTAGGCTGTATTATTGCACATGAGCTGAAGAAATGCAAGAAGGGGCTACCAAAAAACCAAGAAATTTGACAGCCCCTTCTTATAAAGATTATAGAACTGTTCGTGCTTTTTCACCAGTAATGACGCGAAAAAACAAAAAAGTCGAGCAAAACGTTTTTGCTAGCAGAAGGGCGAAAGGCCCCGTATAACCTCGCCGTTGACTTGACTTGACCTAAAAAGTGCTGTAGGGTATGGTTCTATCATACCAAATAAGGTAAACTAGAGACGAAACGAGGTCGCTGTATGAATAATTCAGGACTAAGCCTGTTTGTTGTTGGGATTTCAATGATGCTCCCAATGGCAATGTACGCAGATTCAAATGAAAAACTAAAGACCATGGAGCAGGGAAGGGTTGTTCTAGAAAACGGAACGTCAGTCAATGCCGAGGAGTACCTAAGCTACCTAGGAGGTGCTGGTGGCCCTGCTGTCGGCCTTGAAGATATTATTGGAACTACCTCTGTGATTAACAGCTCTGGGGCTCCAACGGAGATTGTCAAGGTTGACAAGTTCGATGAGGTCAATCAAGCAGGCACTGCAAGGAAGCTTGTCTATCTAAAAGTTGCTGAGACTGTCTGGCCTGTTCAAACAGTTGCCATCAGTAGTGACTACGGATACCGCGATTCTCCTTGCGCTGGATGTAGCTCTGACCATCAAGGTGTGGACTTCGTACCTGGAGCTGGAACTAATGTCTTTGCCGTCTACCAAGGTCTTGTGACCAAGGCTGGGTGGGATGGCGGTTATGGTAATCGAGTTGAGATATCCCACTTTGTCGAAGGCGAAGATGGGGAAATTCAACAGTGGACAACTATCTACGCGCACATGCAGGACAGGTCAATAGCAAAAAATATCTATGTCGGGGCTGTAGTGCAGACTGGTGCGGTCTTAGGACGAGTCGGAAGCACTGGGACCTCAACTGGCCCCCACCTTCATTTTGAACTGATTATTGATGGAAATAACGTAGACCCAATGCCTGTCCTTGGGCACTACAACTTGATTGAGCTAACCGAAGAGGAAGCTGCTCAAATAACTTTCTCTGGCAATCTCCCCGAACTAAACTTTTTTAGAGATAAGTAAAGGAACGGGGGGCCGAATTGTCGACCCCCCGCTTTCCTACTGTCGGGTAAGGAAACTATTTATTAACGTTCTTTAGGAACTCGGAAAGAGTTTCTACGTTATCAAAGTCTTGGTCAATAAGCTCAGGGGTTGTAATCTCTGAGTACTCTCCTGCTAGGTCGTCTGCCTCAGTTGTGTAAAGAGGACCGCCTTGTGTGAAGTTCCCCAGCACATGGTCGGCAGATGCCCACTGCTTAGCGTCGACATCGTATGCAAGTAAGTAATAAATTTGTTGTGCCATGCCACTACTCTACACAAAAGAAAAGCCCCCTACCTTGCGGAAGGGAGCTTTTCACCGAAAGACGTAGTAGGCGTATTTTCGATTTTATGCCTCACGATTGTGCGACAAGGTGATACTACTTGAAAACTTACTGGAAGTCAATCTGAATTGCTGATTACTTCGGACATGAAAAAACTCCCCATCTGGAGAGGGGGAGTTTTCTTCAATCAAGTAAGACACTCGGACGATAATTTCGAAGTATTTTGTTTTGATTTATGCTGCCCAATTAGGCAGCTCTATAAGCATACTACGCTGCGGAGATGGCACCGTCTGTTTGGCGAACTCTATCGGATGCAATGTGCTTTGCTAGAGACTCAATCTTCTCGAAACGGAAGCCAGACCAAGTCTTGATGTCGGTGGTAACAATAGGAGCTTGGGTATATCCCTGCTCCATAAACTCTGCCAGCTTTTCTGGGTGCTCAGTGAGATTGACTTCTGAATACTTGATACCCTTCTTATCCATCATGCGCTTTGTAGTAGAGCACTGGGGGCAGTTGGGGGTTGAATAAACAGTTACATCAATCATTGATTCTCCTAGAGAGGTTTAGCGGAAATGGGCACGACCTTCTGAGAGTCGGAGTTCAATTGTAAGGGTAAATCAAGGGTGGAGGTTACCAAAAAACAAGGACTTGCTTGTGCTGGGGCTCTCAGATTGGAGGCAAACTGCTTCTAATTAAGTGGTTATCCAGTTGGCAATAAAAAGCTTTTTTGACAGGTTGTCGAGCTCGTCAAACTCTGCAAACTTATCCACAGGGAGCGCCTCTAAAAACATCTCAAACGCGTGCTCGAAGGCGCCTTGAATGTCGTTGTCATAATAGCAAATAGCTACTTGACCGCTTATTTCTAAAGGAAGAGATTTGAAAGTGGGGAGCACAGCACGAAAGCCATCTCGCTCGAGGTCAATCAAGTCTGGAAAGTTATTCATTTGTTAGCCCCTCGTAGAGTTAAATCCTCTGCCAGAAAAAGTAATTGGAGGAGCGCTAAAGATTCGAACAAGTGATGTCCCGCATAGTGGACATCTGTCCACAATACTGGAATCGGTTATCGAACGACTCTCTGAATAGTTGTGGGAGTTTTTGCATTTGTACTCGTAAGTAGGCATGTCTCTATTGTATAAAGAAAACGGCCCTGCCATTTCTGACAGAGCCGCTTCTCAACGAAGGAGGTTATGAACTAGATTGCAATAGTCCATCTGTGATTAGAGTTTGCTCCAGGTCACAGAACCAACTATACCATCAACTTTCATCTTCTGGGACCTTTGAAAAGCCTTGACTTTCTTGTCGGTCTCTGGCCCAAAGACTCCATCAACTTTTACCTTGAGCTGCTGCTGTAGGTACTCTACGTCTTCACCCGTTGAGCCAAGTCTTAGCCAACCGCTTAGGGCAACTCTTTTGACGCGAGGTGCTGGCTTAGGCTTTGGCTTTGGAGCTGGCTTTGGTTTTGGTGCTGGCTTCTTCTTGGCAGCAGGAATGTCCATGAGCCCCCAAGTGATTGGCCCAACAACTCCGTCAGCGATGATACCCTTTTGCTTCTTCTGGAACTTGACGGTTGCATCGTGAGTTGCTTCTCCAAATACGCCAGTGACGGGCACGCCCAAGAACTTCTGCATGTGTGCAACGTCCTGTCCAGTATCGGAGTCGCCGATA